GGTCTGCAACTGTTCACCGACCAGGATTCTATCGACATCAACATGATCTTGGCGCCGGGACGTTGGCAGAAGGCTGTAGTGAACGAACTTCTTACGATTGCCGAGGCCCGTGGTGATACCATGGCGATTGTTGATCCTCCCCAGGGATTGACAGTCCAGCAGGTTGTCGATTGGCACAACGGTTCGCTCACCGGCAACTCTGACTACCTGACCGCTGCGATCAATTCGTGGTACGGTGCGCTCTACTGGGCATGGCTGGAAATTTTCGACTCTTACAATGACGTCGATGTCTTCGTGCCACCTTCGGGTGTTGCCGCACGTGTGTGGGCGTACAGCGACAGTGTGTCTGAGCAGTGGTTCGCACCTGCCGGTCTTGTGCGTGGCCATCCTCAGGGTATCCTCGATCTTGAGCATTCACCTTCGTTGGGTGAGCGTGACTACATGTATGGGCAGCCTGGCAACAACGTGAACCCGTTCGTGAACTTCACACATGACGGCATCACCTGCTGGGGCCAGAAGACACTCCAGCGTGCCTCGACTTCGCTTGATCGTGTGAACGTGGCTCGTATGGTCATTTATGCTCGCAAGGTCATCTCGACTGCGGTTCGTTACTTGGTGTTCGAACCTAACGATTCGATCACGTGGCTGCGGTACAGGCAGTTGGTAGAGCCGTTCCTGCGGAACATTGCGTCACGTCGAGGTCTTTATGACTTCAGAGTCATCTGTGACTCAACGACAAACACAGCGTACTACATCGATCAGAACGTGATGCGTGCAAAATTATTACTTAAACCCGTAAAGAGCGCCGAGATCCTAGAACAGGATATCATACTTACTCCTACAGGTGCGTCGTTCTCTGATTTTGACTAAGCCTGTAGTGGTATAGAAAGGTAATGAGTCATGCCTACTGAAAGAACGATGGGAGCTGACCACATTGCTGAAGCAGGTGGTAAGTTCGAACCGCAGCGACCGTTCAACTTTGTGATGGTCATGCCACAGGACAAGTTGTCCTCTGCGGAAGACGTGGAACTTTCGGTACTGTCATTCTCGGTACCGAACAAGACGATTCAGAAGATCACCATTCCGTTCTTGAACGAGGAGCGCCATGTTGCCGGTGGCATCACGTTCGAGGATGCCACGCTCGTCGTGGTGGATTACGTTGACCCGAATGTTTCCGATGCATTGGATCAGTGGTTCAACGAGGTCTACGATGGCGGCGAGGAAGGGAATGGTGGCATTGGTCTGGCGCGTGATTACAAAGCCGATACCTCCATGAAGATGTTTGGTCCCAATGACCGAGATTCCTTCGCTCGAACATGGAAGCTGATCGGGATGTTCCCGACACAGTTCAGCCATGGCGAGTTCAACCACGGTCAGCGTACTGAGTACAAGCAGATCAGCGTTACGTTCTCGGTTGACCGTGCGTACCTGACTCGTGAGCAGGGATAGTTGGTAGAGCTTGAAAGGGGACGGTAGATGGATGCTGCAGAATTGATGGCCTCTCAAATCACTGAGGTTACACTTCCGTCGAAGGGTCTTCTGTACGACGGTAAGTTGCCGGAAGGCAAGATCAGGGTCAGGCCCCTCACGACTCGTGAGGAGAAGCTGTTGCTATCATCGAAGCCTGATGTGCGCAACAAGCTCATCCATACGATCGTAGAAGACTGCATTGTCGAAGAGGACAGACGGAAGATGCCTTTCTCGAAGTACCTCGTGGGTGATGTGATCTACTTGTTCATCTTTGTACGGTCACTTACCTATGGCGCGGACTACACCTTCATGCCGGCGTGCCGATACTGTGGCAAGCCGATGAAGGTGGACCTCAGGCTTCCACACGACCTGGGTATCTATAGGTTGACTGATGACACGGTAGAGCCTTTTGTTACCAAGCTACCGGTCGGTGACACCGAGGTGGGATTGCGACTGTTCCGCATTTCTGACGAACGGGCAGTGTTGGAGTACATGAAGCGGCACAAGGATGAAGGCGCCGAGGTGACCTACCGGCTGGCTCGGCATATCTCTGCCTACGATGGGCAGCCGGTAGAGAATCCGGAGGATCCTGAGTTCCTGCGTATGGTCGGGTCGATGCACGCTCGCAACGCTGAGCATATTCGCGAGACGATCGTTGACAACGACTGCGGAGTAGACCTTCAGTTGGACCGTGACTGCACTGAGTGTGGTCGAGCCAACGAAGACATCTACTTTGAAATGACGGTGGACTTTTTTCGCTCTCAGTCTGCCCGAGTACGCAGACGGCGAGGGACCGTTGGATGAGCAGGTGTGGTTGCTAGTGAACTCCGGGCTTCAGATGGATGTATCAGCATCGCTGCCTGTGCCGGATCGTAAGAAGGTGATCAAAGCCGTGGTGAAGGCGCACCAGGCTGCCAGTGGCCGTCATGAGGTATCACCTGAGGAGTTGACTCGAAGTGGATCGCTCGGTATCGCACGGTTGAGAGGCTAGTCACATGCCAGACAACGAGACCAACTATCGCTATGTCTTCCAAACCGACTTCGACCCCAAGGGAGTCCAGGCGGCGACGAAGGGCATTGGTGCGTTCTCTGGCATGATGGCCGGCTTGAATAAGCAGATGAGCAAGTCAGATTTCAGCCAGGCATTCAAACAGCTTGGTGATTTCAAAGGACTTTCTATGGGGTTGTCTGCAGTGGGCAGCGACATTGCACATTCTATGGGTCGTGCTGCTGAGGCTACTGCAGGCCTTGAGGGCGAGTTGGCTAAGATCGACGTTGGTTTGACAGGCTTGCATGAGCAGTTCAAGGAAGGTTTGATAAGTAAGGCTGCTTACAAACAGAGTCTTGCTGCGTTCAAGGTAATGCGATCTGAGTTGCGCGGCATGACCGAGGCGCAGTACGCACAGCGCGCCGCACAGCATGACGCCCTTGCATCGCAGCAGAAGGAAATGGCAAATGCTGCTGCTGAACTCAAGGGTATGGTAATCTCGCAAGATACGCTCAACAAGGCTATGGCTGCTGGTGATGTCTCTGCACAAGGTCTGTTCAAACAGATGTCTAACTTTGAGCGGCAGGCTATGGGTATGGACGACGTGACGAAGGCTGCTCAGCTGTTCAGTACTGTGATACAGGGTCAACAGCGTGTTATGGAGTCTACAGCTGGTACTGCTGAAAAGCTGAGTGATGCCATGACGTTCAAGGGTGCTTTCAAGAATGCTGATCGTGAACTGACTCGTGCAGTTGTCCAGCCGTTCAAGGATGCCTATGCTTGGGCCATCAAGGTTCCGACACGGTTGGTTGAAGGGCTGAAGACTGGAATCTCAGAAGCATTCAGTCCAGGTGGCTTTGTAACTGGGATGGTTACAGGCGCTTTCAAACGGGTGTTTAGCAAGAAGACTCTGTGGCGTACTGCACTCGCTGGTCCATTGGGATTCTTGAGTGGTGTGCTGTCTAAGCCTAAGGATCAGCAAGGTAAGGAGCAGCAAGGGTTCGTGAGTGGTGGTGATATAGGTGGTCCGCTTGGTGCGCTTAACAAGGCTCTTGGCAGTTTCGGGGGAATGTTCAAGATGATCACAAGAACACTGAGCCCGATGTACCTGCTCATGAAAGCCTTGGCACCGGTGTTTCAGACATTGGAACTGGCGCTGCGACCGCTGATTGCACCATTGCAGAAGTTGCTTTCCGATGCTGTTATGCAGTTTGTCCCGTTCATCGGTCAGCTGTCTGATGTTGTCTTGGATCTCATGAAAGAGTTGACACCAGTTATCAAGGAGATCGTGGACGCGCTAGGACCTGTGCTTGTAGAACTTGCCAAGGCAATCTTGCCACCACTTGTCAAGATCATGAAGATGGCTGCGTGGTGGATCAAGAACGTCACAGTGGTGATTCTGAAGAAGATGATACCTGTGTTCAAGGCAATTGCTGATAAGGTTGCTAGCTTGGCTGAGACATTCGTGAACGTGTTTGGCTGGCTTGGGGAACAACTGCTCAAGATACCACTGATAGGTTGGGCGCTGAAGAAGCTTGGGTTCAGTGGTGAGATGTTTGCCAGCATGAAGGAGTATGGATCTGACGAAGAGGGGAAAGGGCAAGATCAGGCTGGAAGAGGAATGGCAACAAGTGGTATGCAGGCCATGGCTACAGATGCACACCTACGTGGTTTTGGCGCAGGTGGGGCATCTGAGTCTAGTGATCTCTCGTGGCGTGATGCTACAGGACGTGGCATCACTATGCAGGCGGCAATGCCTGTTCCAGCACAGATGACCGATACCACGGTACGTGAGCAACAGGCAATGCAAAAGGTGCTCAAGCAGTATGAGCCATTGCTCAACAAGCAAGATCCTGAGGAGATGTCTGAGCCTGTTGTGCGGGCATTGAAGCGTATGACTGATATGCTTCTTGGTAACTTGCCAAGAAGAATTGGTGAACAGACCAAGTCAGTGTCATTGACCGACTTCTCTGCCGTCTCATTCTAGGGGTGGGCTATGGAGAGTTTGAATCCAGGAGCTGCTGTCATAAAGCTTGTTACAGCATTGGGTGAGTTCCGATTCCTCTGCCCTGCTGAACTCCAAGGGCTTTATGGACACTCCAATGAATACGAGACTCCACAGGTTATGCAAACGAATAACCTGCTCAAGGACGAGGCACCTATGTCCTGGTGGAAGGGTGGTAAGGATGCAGATGTCACGCTTGAGTTGAAGCTCGTGGTTGGTGCATCCATGGATATAGACACACCTGAGCAGCTTGCAGACATGATGCGCAAGCTTGCGGCTATCTGCCAGAGCGCAGGCACAACACCAAAGGACAAACCTGCAGTAGTGGGTTTGCAGATCGGCAGATGGTTCTACAAGCAAGCCTTGGTGCTCTCCGGTACTTTTGGCTTTGGCCGACCATGGCATCCAGACACTGGCTTACCCTACGTAGGGTTCGTCAATTACTCATTGCAATATGTCCATAACCAGTTGAACAGTTCGGGGAACTTCAGGTTCGATAGGTCCTAACATGGCAGAGCGAAACAGAGCAGATGCGTACACGCGGATTGATAACGGTCCACAGGATCGGTATCGTAAAACTCGCGTGTACGTGGACGACTTGGTGAGCGTAGGCAGGTTGCGTCGTGGTGTGTGGCGTGCTCCTACGATTCCTACCGAGGATGCCGTGCGGCATACAGTGACATCGGAAGATGTGGGGCACATCGATCTCATTGCTTGGCGGTACTATGGTGATGGCAACGAACATCTGTGGTGGGTTATTGCCTGGGTGAATCGAATCAGCAATCCGATCACAGACATGTACATTGGTCAACAGATCTTGATTCCTGCTGAGAATGACATAGCCACAGCCCTTGAGAAGGTAGTGTGATGCCTGGCCAGACTGTTAGGTTTGAATTAAAAGTGAACGGCACCGACCTCAAGATGGAGGAGTCTCGTTTGCTAACGGCATTGTACTACCAGAGCATTCGAGGTATGGCTCAGTTTTGGGTGGAAGCATCTGACATTTCGTGGTCTTACTACGATGCACTCTACGAACCAGATGCAAAGCTGGAAATGCGCATAGGCTTGACACGTGGTAGGAACACATCTTGGTCGCCAGTTCAGAAGCTTTCTGTTGGTAATGTACAGGCTGCGTATCATGCAGCAGGTGTGATTGTGACGATCTCAGGTATGGACAGGGGCGAGAAACTATTTCGTACTTGCTCACGTAAGG